TGCAGGGGGTTCTGGAACCTCTGGAGGTAGTGGGGGAGGGGCCACAAACTCTGCTAGCGGTGGAACAACTACTGGCGGTATAGGGGGAAGTGGTTTTGTTGGTGCTGGTGGTGGATCTGCTAGAATTACTGCTAGTAGTAGTTCTACTGCTACAGCAGGTAATGGAGGGGCTGGAAGATACTCGGGTGGAGCTGGGGCTACTCTCACAGGAACCTCTATAAAATATTGCGGTGGTGGTGGTGGAGGTGGCTACCTTGGACCAGGAGCAAACGGCACGAGTGCTACTACAAACGAGCTTGGAAACTCTAAAGGTGGAAACGGTGGTCTTGGTGGAGGTGGAGGAGGAGGCAGCTCCTCTAATACCCTTCAAAACGAGGGTTCTGGAGGTACTGGATGTGTCCTGCTATACTGGTAATAAGGAGAAATTATGAATGAGTCTATTGTTGTATGTCGTGTAGCTGGTTGCCCAAATTCGGGTATGGCAATCACAATTATTACCGACGAAGTTGATCCGATAAATGTAGTATGTGGTCCATGTGGTACAGAGATCACAGATATTACCTTTATGCAAATTCTTTCCAATGTTGAGTTTTAAAGAATAGTGGGTATTAATGAAAATAGCAGTGTATGCAATTGCACTTAATGAAGAGCAATTTGTAGAAAAATGGTATGAGTCAGCAAAAGAAGCTGACTATCTTTTGATTGCCGATACTGGTTCTACAGACGGTACATTTGAAAAAGCTTTATCTTTAGGAATTAATGTCGTACCTGTATCTGTAAAGCCTTGGAGATTTGATGTTGCTAGGAACGCTTCTTTAGCTTTGATACCATCGGATATTGACTACTGTATTGCTCTAGACATGGATGAGGTTCTTCTTCCTGGCTGGAGGCAACAGCTGGAGGGTATGCTAGAAAAAAGAATAACTCGTCCTAGATATAAATATACTTGGTCATGGAATAGCGACGGTACTCCTGGACTTCAGTATGGTGGAGACAAGATTCATGCAAGGCACGGATATGTTTGGAAACATCCAGTTCATGAGGTAATCAAGGCTGATCGTATAGAAGAAATACAGGATTGGTGTAATCTTGAAATCCACCACTATCCAGATTCTTCAAAGTCAAGGGGGCAATACTTGCCACTGCTTGAACTCTCTGTAAAAGAAGATCCTACAGATGACAGAAACGCATACTACTATGCTCGTGAATTGTTTTTTAATGCAAGGTATCAAGAAGCACAAGAAGAGTTTAAGAGACATCTGTCTTTACCAAAAGCAGTTTGGCCTCCAGAGCGAGCAGCCTCAATGCGATACATTGCAAAGTGTGGAACAGAAGATGCAGAGAAATGGTTTAAGCTTGCAATAAAAGAAAGTCCTGGCAGAAGAGAGCCAATAGTAGAATTGGCAGGATATTTCTATGAAAAATCAGACTGGGAAAACTGCAAACAACAATGTCTAGAAGCACTAGATATTAAAGAAAAGCCACTAGACTATCTTTGTGAAGATTTTGCATGGGGATATCTTTCGTATGACTATCTTGCAATCTCTTATTATTACTTAGGAGATAAAGAAAACGCCTTGAAGTATGGCAAAAAAGCTCTTGATTTAAACAAGACAGATCAAAGGCTTCTAGAAAATATTAGATTTTATAGTGAATAGGTTTTGACTTTTAATATATTTAGGCTATAATAGAGTCTTACCGTTATTTTAGGAGGTAAGAATGTTAAAATTTTTTAGTTTTAAAAACTTTGCAGTTGTTGCAAGTTTTGCTATATTTTTGTCACTTTGTTTAACAAATCCAGCTTTTTCAAATGTTGATAAAAGTGCCAGCTATAGTTTTAAAGAACAAAAAACACAAACTCTTAAGGCATCATTATATGCTGCTCCAAAAAGATCTTTTGATATTTATGTGCCAAAATTTATGTGGCCTGTGTCACCAGAACATTACAATGAAGGGTTTGGTGTTTGGAGGCCAGACACAAAGTCTTATCATGGTGGGCTAGATTTGATGCCAGGTTATGGAACAATAATTGTTTCAGCAACTGATGGAATTGTAGTTGAGGCAGAATACTCTGGATCTCTTGGGGTACACGTTATAATCTATGACAATGGCTACTATACTACTGTTTATGCTCATATGATTGAAGGATCGATACCCCCAAATATTGTGCCAGGTGCAGCAGTAAAAATGGGAGAGCCAATTGGTCAGGTAGGAAGCACTGGTCTTTCAACTGCACCTCATTTACACTTTGAAATTCATGATGGGACTACCAAAGTTGATCCTTGGCCTGTAATGGCAAAATACGCAACAAGCTAATTGCTATATCATGATATACTTGTTAAGGAGGTAAGACATGAGTTATATTAACACACTTTCTCGCTATCCAATTTCGGATGGATGGCAGGACCACTTAAATCGTGGCTCTCGTGGCGGCATTGATTATGCTGTCGGCATGGGGACTCCAATTCCTGCTCCAGCAGATGGTCGTTTAGAAAATAGACCAAATAATGGAAATGGTTTTGGAAATTATATTCGTTTTCATCACGGAGATGGTTTTGTAGATGAATATTTGCACCTAAAAGATGGTGGACTTGTTGGTGAAGGAAATTATTCACAAGGTCAGATTATTGGATTCTCGGGTTCCACTGGAAATTCGACTGGACCACATATCCACTGGCATCTAATTTCTCCAGATGGAGTAAGAGTAAATCCTCTTGACTATGTTCAGGGTGGTTCTGGTGGTGGTAGTGGAAGCACTGCTTCATCGGTTACAAACTCTATCCGTTTAGTACAACAGAATCTAGCAAACATTGGACTTTACGACGGAGCAATTGATGGTATTACTGGACCAAAGACTTGGACAGGAATTCAGACACTGCTACAGCAAAACTATCTTTATGACGGACCTATTGATGGAATTCCAGGTAAAAATACATACATAGGATTACAGAAGTATGGTCAGAAAAATGGTAACTATGCCCCACCTGGATCTGTCGATGGAATTCTTGGTCCACTATCATGGGCTGGGTTCTTGCAGACTCTGGTAGAGGATATTAATGCTATGAATAATGCAAAAGCAGAAGCAGCCAAAGCAGCAGCCGAAGCTAAAAAAGCAGCAGACAAAGCAGCAGAATATGCAAAAGCAGTTGCCGAAAAGGTAGCTGCAGAAGCTAAGAAAGCAGAAGAGAAAGCTGCAGCAGATGCAAAAGCAGCAGCAGACAAAGCTGCAAAAGAAGAGGCTGCAAAGCCTGTTGAAACAAATAAACCAACTAAGGAGACAAAACCTATGGCTACTATTAAACCGCTTCCACAGGGAGCACAGGACGCCGCAAGTGATGCTATTGGAATTCTTATTCCAAAGGCACAGAATCGTAGAATTGCATACGCAATTTATGGTCTTGCAGCACTGGTTGTTAGCAACATTGGTGTAGGCATCATGGCTGCTGGAGTTCAGGCTCCAGTATGGGTCATTGTTGCTAGTGCGGTCGTTGGAAACCTTGCGGTTCCCTTCACCACACTCGCCATTGCCAATGCTAAAAAGTAATTATTAAAAAATGGAATACCCCTGGAGAAATCTGGGGGTATTTCTTTTTCACTATGCTAAAATGTATTAGGAGAACAATGATAACCAATTTATATGCAAATAAGGTTTATGGAGAAAACCCTTCTGCCCTATGGACGCTAGATGAAAATATGCCAACTGCTGGAACACTTTCTGCCCTTCCAGCATCGATCAATCTTAGTGGTCTATACGGTGTAGGTGCCGAAGCCTATGGCTTTGGCGATGACTTTGGATATTATATTTCATCAAGTTCTTCACCATCAAATCTTTTAGTATTTAATGATGCAGTTCCAATTGTGTATGGTGCGCAAAACTCAACAAGCATTTACTCTGGAGATGGAACTCCTGCTTTGGTTATTCCAGGTAAAGGCTTCATGCATGATTTTGGTAAAAACAAAAACATTACTGTAGAGTTTTGGGCAAAAATTATATCAAACGAAAACACTGTAGAAAGAAAAATTTTTGGACCAATTAACTCAACAGATGGACTGTATGTCAGTGGCCCATTCTTGACTCTAAAGGTTGCAAATGCTGTTGGCTCCCACTATGTTGGGGAATGGGGAAGACCAATGCTAATTGATATTTCTTATACTGATGAAAAGATCTCTCTAATAGTTAATGGGGCACCTGTGTTGTTGCTAGAGTTTGACATCAACTATGCAACATTTAATACCGAGCCAGAAGACAACTGGCTAGCATTTTTTGCATATGACTCTATTCCAGTTATTGGTTTAGACTGTATTTCAATTTATCCATATAATGTTTCGAGCAAGCAGGCAAAACTGCATTTTATTTACGGACAAGCGGTAGAAGAGCCAGAATCAAAAAATACAGAAGTTTCTGATCTTCCAGTATCGATAGACTATCAAATGTCAAAAACAGCAGGGAACCACAATTATCCAGATCACAGTGTTTGGTCTGACGGATATATTAGAAATTTGTCTATCAACAATAGACAGCTTTCTGCAATTGTTATGGAAAAACCAGAAATATCTTTTAGTATAGAGGGCACCTCTAAATCTGACTGGTTGTATACAAATAAAATTAACAATGAACTTATAAACAGAAGTTCTAAGTTTTTAAGAATGAAGCCACGAAAGTATAATGATCAAGCTTCTGGTGGCACAGTGTTTACGACAGACTATTGGACAGAAAACTCAAACTTCTTTTTTGAAGGATTGAGGGTAGGATCAAGAAGAGCAGAAGGATTCTATTTGACAGGAGTTGCAGATAGATATATTGCCAATAAGTCAGAAGTCTTAGTAGACATTGTTGATGATCTTAAAAATAGATTTAGTATTATTATCAACTATCCTTCGGCTGGAGGACAAACAGCAAGAATTCAATACGTTTATAATGGTACTACAATACTATATAGCTTTGTTCTTACGAGTACCCAAGATTTTTCTGTTGGACTAAACATTCAAGATTTCATAGATAGCGTGAACAATGACGAACTTGAACAGTTCTTTTCAAATGCTGAAGATCTGCTTATATTCTTTGGTGGAGCAAGCGACTACTCTTCAACATTTTCTGGTAGCATATACTCCTTTGGCTTCTTGACATCTTCAGACATTAACTTAATTGATGGCTATGTTAGTGGAGGGTCTAAGGTTGGATACGTTAGTGCAGGCCAGGGAGCACCAGCAGGATGGTCTTCTGATGGGTCTGGAGTTTTTTCAAATGGCGTACTAGAAAAAAATATTGTAAGATTAAAAACAGCTATTTGTGGTGTTACCGTTAAGCCGACAATGACGTTCGATGTTTATGACATTGATGTGTCTTCAAATGGATATTGGGTTGATATTATTCCACTAAAAATTCTATCAAAAGAGGTTGCCAATCAATACTCTGTTGACTATCTTCAACTTAATATAGACTTTCCAGAATTTTCAAATACATCAAACTCAATAGTCAGGTCATATATAAGCTTTCTCAATGTTGACGATACAGACACCATGTACTCAAACATGTACGATGTTTCGGTTCCAGCAAGCGGAGTTATATCGACAACAAACTGGGCAACACAAAGATATGAGTTTGTCAATGGAAACGTTGTCAAAATACCACCAATTGGATCGGTAGACTCAGAACTATCTATTAAAATTGAAATAGAGATTACTGCAAGAGATATTTTTAGAAATCCAATTAAGATTAGAAGACTAGAGGTAGCGTCTCATGCTTTTAACGGACAACAACAAATTGGGACTAAGTCTGGCAAAGATATTTATGGGGTAGGATCTAACTGTTTTCTTAAGCTTCACAAGTTAAGTACACCATATCTGTATTTTTCAAAAAACTCTGGGATCAAATTGCTAGATTCTACAAATACCTTTAACGGTTCATCTTTTGTTAGAGTTCCTATTAATGAATTTAATTCCGCTGGATACTATCTAAGTGTTCTTCAGTTTGCCTTTAGATCAGACTTTTCTTTTGTCAATTCAACAGTTTATGACATCATCAGAATAGTTCTTCCAGCATCGGTAAACTATGATATCTACGCAACTGGTCAATCAAACGGAACAGCAAATATAGCTATTGATAATATAGCTGGAAACACTGTGACCGTTTTAGTTAATGGTAAGTCTTCAGCAACTATCAAACCATTCGAGTGGAACATTGTAACTGTTGGGTTTTTAGAGCCACTTAATTTTGGTAACACTAATTCAGCAATAGAAACTGGATTACGATTAGTCAATAACTTTTCTTATGAAGCAATATCTGCACACCAAATTCCAGAAGAAAAACTTAATAGACAAATCCTCTTTGATCAGTGGAATGAGTACGATACTGAAACAACTTGGGATGGAGCAGTACCAGGTAGCGGAGGACTTGATGATATCTGGTACAACATTGCTGTTGACCTATCGGTCGCTGTAGGAAACATTGCCTTGGACCCAACAAAGACATACCTTGACTACATTGGTGCACTAAGAATGTCCAATGGGCCTGATTTTAGAGTGTTGTCCTTTCCAGGGACAAAATGGACATCTTATACTGGATACAATGAGGTAGGCTTAACACAGATTCCGCTATAATATGGTATACTTGTGGTTATGAGTAAAGAAAAAGTTGACCCTATTGAGCAAGCGTTAGGTAACGCAAAGGTCCAAATTGTTAACGAAGAGTTCTCAAACTTTGGTACATATGTCTGGGTAAAGGCAAATGGAAAAGCTTTTTCGGATGGACATGGAAATGTTCTGTCAATTGAATCAATGAAGAACGATCACGAAAGAGTAAAGAAGCTACAGGATGCTGCTGCATATTATGGAGAAGCAGACGGTAAGCCAGTATTTTATCCTGGTACTCGTCAAATTTCAGAAGAAACTCATTCTGAGCAGGTAGATAGAATGAAACAAGGACTTATTCCTAATATGAATGATCTTGGTGCTGTTATTGCTGCAAAAAAGACATTAGAACTTTATGGAGATGAAGGCTAATGTCAGAAATTATTAGAGTCAAGGTAGATAAAGTTGAAGAGTCAGACAATGAGTTTAAACTTTTAGATCCATTCTCTAAGAATTGGGAAGACATCAAGACTCTAAAAGGTTTTGACAATAACTTTAAGCGTCGTGCGACAAGGATGTCAAAAGTTGACGTTACACCAGCATACTTGGATAGTGCAATGGCTGTTTCTGCTGGTAAAAATGGGGCAAAGTCAAAAGAAATTAATCCTGGAACCGTATATGTAAACGGTTACAGTCTTTTTGATGTAATTACACCACCCTGGAACTTGTATGAGCTTGCAAACTACTACGACACATCATTTGCTAACCACGCAGCAATTGATGCAAAGGTAGAAAACATTGTTGGACTTGGATACGACTTCCACGTTTCAGATAGAACTATGCTCAGGCTAGAGCAGGTAATGAACGATGAACAAAGAGATCGTGCACGTAGCCGTATTGAGCGAGCAAAGATTGAGCTTCGTGATTGGATGGAGTCACTCAATGACGATGACTCTTTTACTCACACACTAATGAAGGCCTATACAGACTATGAGGCAACAGGAAATGGATACCTAGAAATTGGTAGAACCGTTACTGGAGAAATTGGATACATTGGTCACATTCCTTCCACAACAATGCGTGTTCGTCGTTTGAAGGATGGCTATGTTCAGATTATTGGAAACAAGGTTGTATACTTTAGAAATTTTGGGGCAAAAAATCCAAACCCAATTACAGAAGATCCAAGACCAAACGAGATCATTCACCTAAAGCAATACTCTCCACTAAACACGTATTACGGTATTCCAGATATCATGTCTGCAATTGGTGCTCTTCATGGAGACCAACTATCGTCTCAGTACAACATTGATTATTTTGCAAACAAGGCTGTTCCACGTTATGTTATTACAACAAAGGGTGTTCAGCTTTCTGACGAATCAGAAGACAAAATGTTTAGATTCCTTCAGACAAATCTTAAGGGGCAGTCTCACAGAACACTATACATTCCTCTACCTGGAGACACAGAATACAATAAAGTAGAGTTTAAGATGGAGCCAATTGAGACAGGTGCTCAGGAAGCATCTTTCCGTGAGTACAGCAAGCAAAACAGAGATCAGATTCTTGTTGCTCATCAGGTTCCACTTTCAAAACTTGGTGGTGGTGACTCATCTAACATTGCTGCTGCACTTGCACAAGATCGTACATTTAAAGAGCAGGTTGCAAGACCACAGCAACGCAATATTGAAAAGCAGATCAATAAGGTTATTCGTGAAAAGACCGATGTGCTTGAACTTAAGTTTAATGAGCTTACACTAACTGATGAAATTGCACAGTCACAGATCCTTGAGCGTTATGTCAAGACTCAAGTTATGACACCAAATGAGGCTCGTCAAAAGCTTGGTTTGCCACAGAGACCAGATGGAGACAGTCCATTCCAAATGAGTCCAAGGCAGGCAACCGACATGAGAGCCAATACTGCACAAAATAGAGAACGTGATACAGAACGTACCAACAATAATTCAGATAGCCCTTCAACAATTTCTGGTAGAAATCCACAGGGCGAAGGTCAATCTTCTAAATAATATGCTATAATAAAAAGAATATTTAAAAATTGAAATATTCTAAAAACGCAGTATATAATTGTATTAGTATGACTATTCAAAAAGCTCACTGGAATACTGAAGGCGACAACATTCGCCTCTCAATGCCGTTCTCAAAAATAGACAAAGAGAGACGTATGGTCTCTGGCTTTGCTACATTGGATAACGTTGACAAGCAGTCGGACATCGTTACATCTGACGCTTCCCTAAAAGCATTCTCAAAATTCCGTGGGAATATTCGTGAAATGCACCAGCCACTAGCAGTAGGCAAAATGGTGTCATTCAAAGAAGACAAATACTTTGACCCAGATACAAAGAAATTCTACAATGGTGTATACGTTTCTGCATATGTATCAAAGGGTGCTCAGGATACCTGGGAAAAGGTTTTAGACGGAACCCTTTCTGGCTTTTCTATTGGAGGAAAGATGAACAAGTGGGATGATGGCTATGACGAAAAGATGGATCAGAAGATTCGCATTATTAAAGAGTATGACTTGGTTGAGCTATCTCTTGTTGATACCCCTGCGAATCAGCTAGCAAATATTATATCAATTGAAAAAGTTGATGGTGTTGATGTTATTACTGGTCAAGCCATAGATACAGAAATTGAAAATGTTTTTTGGGATGAAGAAAACGGTATCGTAATGATTTCTGCTAATGAAATAGAGTTTAGCCCAACAACCAACATCCCAATGAAGAATATCGGATTTGTAGAAAAGTCTGATTCAGATAAAGCAGATTTAGTAAAGTTCTTAGTTGATAGTGCTAAAGGCATCGAAACAATTAAGATAATAAAGGAGGTAAGTCCTATGACTGAAGAAACAACAACAGTCACAGAAGCAACAGAAGAAGTCGTTGCTGATGTAGAGGTCGCTCCAGAGGTTGAAACCGTTGAAGAAACTGTAGAAGAAAATGCTGAAGAGGCTACTGAAGAGGTAGACGAGAAGGCAGATTCTGTTGAGGACACAGAAGATTCAATAGTCAAGTCAGGTGAGGTTCTTGTTGAAGCAGTTGCTGATATTAAGAATAGCCTCACATCGGCCTTTAGCGATCTTGCCGATACTGTAAAGTCTCTACACGAGCAAGTATCAGAACTAACAAAGTCACTCGATTCTGTGAAAACAGAAGTTGCAGATGCAAAGGGTGAATTTAATGAATTTGGAAAGAGAGTAGATGCTGTTGAGGCAGATACAGCTTTCCGTAAATCTGGCGATCTAGGCGAGATCGTTCAGGATATTCAATCAGAAAAGATTGAAAAATCCCTATGGGGCGGACGTTTCCTCAAAACAGCCGATCTATTCAGATAAAAATCAC